TTTACTGCAATGCCAAATCTGGCAATAGCCAATGAATTTTCACCCTGGGAATAACGAATCTCAGGGTCACGGGTCAGATTACCCATTAAAATTACTTTATTCATTGATTTCTCTGCTCCTCCTTAATATTCAAGATTGATAGTGACATTCGGATGATATATGCTGTTCTCGTTATCCTCAATTTCTTCCAAAACGACATCATCATCAAATTCTGCGGTTACAGTTACTTCCTGCGTGTCATCCTCATTGTCTCGGTCAAATTCCGCTTCAACATCGGTATCGAATGTCGCTTTTACATGGAACTCCACTTCTGTATCAGCCTTAAACTGTGACAATTCCTGAATCAACTCATATACTTTCATATTTTCTCCTTTCAAAAAGGATAAAGGTTAAAATCAACCTCTAAACCATTCTCTGCAACATAAACTTCTGTGTCATATTTAAGCGTTTCTAGCACCTTTTGTTTGAAAAGTGTTGGATTTCCGCTTTTATCTGATAAGTGTATTAGCACGACATTTCGCAATGCCGGATTATCGTTAGTAGATATGAATTTAAGTGCCGTATCAAGGCTCATATGCCCTCGTAGACGATGTTCATAGTTCGGTTCGTTACAATCAACAAATTCCATCGAGTAGTTACATTCACACATGACGTGTTCTACTTGCAATCCAGAGAAGTTATACTTGCAATATTCCAAGTCTGTTAAAAACAGTAACTTACCCATTTCCTCATGCTTGATTAAATAGCCGTAACACTCGATTTCCGATTCATGCGGCACATTGAACGGTGTAACTGTAAAACTGCCAATCTGGTACTCTCTAAGCGGTTGTATGGCTACTGTACGTTCTCCAGTAGAATCTTCAATTGCCTTTTGAGTTTCGATTGCCGTGTAAACAGTGATTCCAGATTGCATAAAGTCTTTTATATAACGTGCATGGTCTCCATGCTCGTGGCTTACAATGCATCCGGAAACATTTGCTATTTTCCAATCAATCATTTTCTTAAAATCAAAAAATTTGCATCCGGCTTCAATGGCAAGAATCTCACCACTGCTGCTGATTAAAGCGTAACTGTTTCCTGCCGATGATGAACCGCAACATCGCATAAGCATTTAAACCACCTCGATTTCATCATCCTGCGGAAACTGAAATATAGCATTGTTAATGCATTCTACTTTTGACGGCTGATTTTCTGCTTGCACCACCACACCGCATTTATTTAATCTTTCAAATTCCTTTGCTAAATCTTCCGAAACATTAACATTCTGCATTACTATAGGCATACCGATATATGCAACTCTAAGCATTTCAAATGCTTTTTCTGCCTTGTTTTCACTCGAGTAAGTAGCCATCAGGATATTATCATCACTTCCAACAATACGGCAGTAAATAACCTCTTCCTGTCTCCAAACACAACACATATCGTATGGCATATCAATTGTTCCGTTTTGACTTATAATTCTCATGATTCTCTCCCTTCATCTGAACTAGGTTCGTAAAGAAGTGCCATTGTAAATAATTTTGCAAGTCTTTCTTTACCAAAACCATCTCGCAACGCAAATACGATTGAAGCAAAATCCTCTGCTACTTCATCTTCATTTCCTTTGATTTTCACCCTCTCATCAACAATAATCATAATTATTCCTCTCTTCCTTTTAACTCAAAAAGTCAATTCCATCGCTATCATCTTTGGAATCTTCCGCATCAACAACATCTGCATTCTGCTCTGTGGCGGCACAATCTTCAATGACTGTTGTTGCGTCAACATCGACAATAAATGGCTTTGAGTTGGCATTTTCAGCAATATCGTTTTCAACATCAATGGCAGTTTTATCGTCTGTCTCTGTTGATTCCACGTTGTCATATGCATCGTTTACGGCTTGTGTACCATATGTACGAATGATGTACTTCAAGGCACGGTTTTTGACCGTTTTCATAGCCATCTGGTCTGTAAACTTCTGATGAGTTCCGGAACCATTCTCCTTATAACCAAATCCCTGTTTCCAAGACTGCTTAATCATTGCCATACTCATAAGTTCTACATACTGGCTACCATCATCCATAGTAACAATTGCATAAGCACCAATAATCTTATCTTTGTCGATGTTAAGAAAATCCTGCAAATGTGAATCAATTACGATTCTTGCATTTTCAATATGATACTTAAATTCGTCACCATCATAGATGCACATGGCGTCAATGTTTTTTAATCCATATCTACGTGCGATGCAAGTATTTCCATACACCGAAATCTGACACTGCAATTTACCGCCGTATGCTACCGGATAACACTGTTTTTTCTGCATGGACACTCCAAGGGTAACCATGTCCATCAAAGTATTTGCAATAGATGTCTGTGAGCAAGATTGCAATACTGGATTCTTTGAATTGTCTTTTGTTTCTTTCAAAATGAGATATGCTCCCATAAGTTCATTCTGATAGTTATAATCAGGTGGGAAAGTAAGACCATACTCTTCTTTCTGCTTTAACTGCAATACCAATCCATCAACAAATGCATTGTTCACAACAAGTCCTGCCTGTTCTTTTTCTTTAGTATTTGCTACTTCTGTTTTTTTCTCTGCCATAATTATTTTTCCTCGCTTTCTTCCTTTTCCGGCTCTTCATACTTATTTACAACTGCTACTTTTTCAGCACCATAGGATTCAACCCACTTCATATCAACTGATTCATCAGTGACCGTCAATTTTGTTCCTTTTGCATTTACAACCGTATCACCGGCTTTTACTGAATCCTCTGTGCGGTATGTATAGCTTCTGGTACTGTTAGGAAATTTCGCTTTGATATAATTCATTCTAAAACCTCCACTTCTAATTTTTTGTCCTCTGAAACACTCAAAAGAATTAACTGTGCATCCATATCCGGTACGTTATATTCATTCAGTGATTCAGCATTGTCAATAAAAATAGGACATTCAACGCCATACATCTTGCTCAAAGAGCGGATAATATCAAGTCCGGCTACGATTCTGTGACCGCTATTCAAAGTTGAATACGGCACACCATTAACCGTACATTCACAACAATCTCTCATACCACCATTCAACTGCATTTCAAAAAGTTTGAAATTTACAGTGTCAAAATGGCTATTGATGGATTCAGAAATCTTGTTAAGTTTGAACCGAACAAATTCTTCCAAAAGATAAATAATCTGCTCTTGGTTGGCAACTTTCTGTCCGATTACTTTCTTCTCGTCCTGCAACTCTGCGATTCGCTCGTCAATCCCCACATTCATAGATGCTTTAGCAAGGATTCCTTTTACAGAATCCAGTTCAGATTGCATCTCTTTCTTCTCGTCCTGCAACTCTGCGATTCGCTCGTCGTATTTGGAAGATTTTTCTTTCTCAATTTCAGCAAGAACCTTTTCCCTTTTTTCATGCAGTTTCATGTATTCCTCATTCTGCGTATAGTCCGCTTCCTTAGGGATTTCATCTAACTGTTTGGAAAAATCTTCGTTCTTTGCAAGTAATTCCTGCTCACGTTTTTTCAAGGATTCAATCTCTACATTTAATTCCTTGTTCTTTTCTGTTAAACCGTCAATGGTATGCTTCTTGTCGAAACCAAACGCTTTAATGCGTTCCAAGTTATCTTTTTTCTCTGACATAAACGCTTCTTTGGCATCCGACAATCTCTTAGCAGCACTTTCTTTGGCTTTCACTTTTCTTGATTCAAAGTCAGCCTTTAACTGCTCAACCTTGTCCTCCTGCAATGGCTGTCCGCATAAAGAACATACGGTACTGCTTTCATCAAACACCCATTTCGATTCGTCAAACAAAAACGGTGTTTCATCAAATACCTTTGCTTTTTCAGCATTGTACTGTTCGCCTAATTTCTTTCGTTCGGCGTCAGCATCAGAAATACTTCTGTCATTTAATTTAATTGCATTTTCAGCAATCTGAATCTTATTTCTTGTATTCTCCAGTTCACAAGTAACTTCCGCATTGGACGATTCGATTTTTCTTTTCTTTTCAGACAAGGAATCGTTCATGCTCTGCAAAATACCTGACATATCCATTTGCAATCTCATGTCCTCGTCTCGCAATTTCTTTAATACACCATTAGTATCTGAAATTTTTTCGTCAATTTCAGAAATGCGTCTTTCCAAGTCTGATTTTTTAAGTTCCTGCTCTGCGGCATCTACATCAACTTTGGATTTTTCAGCTTCATCAATCCGGACCGGAATTTCAGTTTGCTTCTTCTTCCACTCCGAAAGCATCTTTTGGAATTTTGAGCGAATATCTTCAACTGACGGTGCTTTTTCCAATTCACTAATCAACGGTAAAAACCTTTCGTCTGTCTTTGCCAGTTCTATGTCCGAAAAATCATCAACAAGTTTCATTAAGATTTTTCTCTGGTCTTTCCATTTCATAGAGTTGAAATACTGCGGATTTGTAAGCATTTTAAACATATCCTCGCTCTTTGCAAGTCCGGCAACATATTCCTTGAAATCCGATTCACTCTTTGGGTAGCCGTCAATCTCAAATGAATTGACATTTCCCTGCAAAGAAACTGTATCTGTGCCTCTTTTCTTAACCCAGTTCTGCTTCTGAACCTTTAAAAGTTCAACTTCCTTGCCATCCACATCTAAGGTAGCAACAACCTTAATTTCCACATCATCAATGCGTTTTCCATCCTTATCTAATGGACGAACATTGAATTTCTCCTCTCCGGCACTGTTCTTGTTGAACAGAAGCCATGTAAAAGCGTCAAACACCGTTGTTTTACCACTTGCATTTTGACCTTTGATTTTTGTTTTCTTGGAAAAATTTACATCAAGGCTTTTAATCCCTTTGAAATTTTCCAAGTGCAATGATTTCAAAATCATTCCTCATTCTCCTTTCCGATTTCTTTGACTTTTGAAACTGATACTTCAAAAGCGGTTTTTACTGCTACTGTGCTATCGTCCATCTGCTTGTGATATTCACGGCTCTGCAATCTTCCGATAATTTCCAGATGAGTACCTACATCGCATTTTGAAACGTATGTAGCATATCTCCCCCATGCTATGCATGGAATATAGTCGGAGCCGTATTGTCGGTTGCTTGCGACAATGACATCACATACTCTTCTATTGGAAGCGGATGTGCGCCGTAAATTAGGTTGTATGCAAATATGCGCATCCATTTTTACTTCGTTTACGTCCGTCAATATACTTAACTCGTCACCGCACATGGCATCCTGCACAAATACATAAATGTGCTTATGATTTTTTCTATTGATAGTCCGAATTTCTCCTTGTACTTCAATCTTCTCGTTTTCTTTGATTGAACACTTTTCCAGAACGATTTCCGGAACCAAGCAGACTATCACATCTTCTTTATTGCTTTTTCTTTCGCTTTTTAAGCGAAATTCATAAAAGTTCTCACCATGCGACGAATGAGAGAATTTAATCTTACTCGCCACGGTACCTCTTAATAAAATTGTATTCATCTTGACTTTTCACTCCTTATTTGATAAAATGAGTGCAAATAACACATAGTTATTTACTACTGGAATAGCAGTTTGATTTGCGGTCAAGGGTGCTATTCCTTTTCTTTTTTGTATGTTCCCGGTTCATTTGCATAAAACTCTCCGTCTTTCACATAAATTGCACCAAGTTCAATTAAATTTGCAATCAATTCCGGTGTTGCCGGTTTAGCATCTGTCTTAATCATTGTCACTCATCCTTTCCTAATATAAATACTGTTCTTCTTTGTACTCCGAATCTCTCTGTGTCTGCATGAGATTCAAAGTATATGTCAATTCTATTTCCCTTTATCGCACCGCCGCAGTCCTCGGCTATAAATGTTCCAAGACCTTTGATTTTTACCTTTGTTCCATACGGCATGACTTTAGGGTCAACCGCTATTGTTCTTCCCTGCTTTGGTATCTTGCCAGTAGAAGTTATCTTTCCGTACCCCTCTGAACAATCGCAACAAGGACAATATGCAGTTATCAAGAATTGAACGTCTTTCCTTTCCTTGTGTTTCTTCTTTGACTTTTTCTTTTGCTTTATGTATTTTGCGGATTCCAAAGAACTGTTCGTATTTGCATTTGGAATCACATTTACCTGCGGTTCTTCTGTTTTTATAAATAACGTATCTTCTTGTGCATATTCTGGCTCGTAAGCGTATACATCCTTAAACACGCTTGTTGCCACTGTTATAATAAGAAGAAATGTCAGAACCGCCAATATCATCTTCTGAATAATAGGCTCACTCCCTTTCTTCCAAAAGCAGACGGAATGTTTCTTTTCCCTTTGGAGTGACATACATCTGCTGTCCTGCCCAGCCGTTCTGCTCGTTGTGCTTGTCCTTTAATACAAACAAGCCGTTTCCGCTCTCTGCGTATTTGGCATATGGACGCAACTGTTTGTGTTTGCCTTGTCGGAATACATATCCTTTTTCAATAAGGAAAGAAACAAATGCTTTTTCTCCAACACCAAGCTCCTTTGCGGTGTCACGGATGTTGGTATTCAATTTCTTATCTACCAAAGCGTCAAAGTAATTTGCCTTTGGTGTCATTTCCTCAATCTGCTTGTCCTTTTGAGTTATGATGTTCTGTGCCACAACTAATGCGTTGGCTACAATCTGTTCTGGAGTAAGATTCTCCTGATTAGCAATGTAGCCGCCATTCTTGCGGATAGATGGAAGCACTTCGCCAGTTACCCATTTACGAAACTTCTTTGCATTCGGCTTATCACTACGAAGAATAACCGCATACAATCCGCTTTCTGTAACAAACCAAGTCTCGCCCTGACGGGGTAAGTCTAACTTACACCGCTCGTCATCTTCTAATCTATCCGCTACACTTCTGCTATTTGTAAGTTCAAGTGCCTTACACACATCAGCCAAGCAAAACATAGGCTCATTATCCTTTGTAATGGTACGGATTTTTCCAAACTCCGAATTTTCAAAAATCTGTAAATCGTTCACGCTCACACCTCGCTTTCTTTCATCCATTCATCAATCGGGATGCCTGTTGCCAAAACAATCTTATGCAATGTTTCAAGTGATGGATTTCCGCCATCTTTCCACTTGCCTACTGTTCCGTTTGCAAGACCGCATTTCTTCTCAAATGCAGAAACAGATAGGCTGTTTTCATTGCAGTATTTTATTATTTTGTTATAAATCAATGGGATTTCCTCCTCTCTATTTATTAGAAAATAGAGAAAAGTCTTGACATCTATTAGAGAATTATCTAAAATAAGAATTGTCAAGAAACTTATTTTTGAGAACTCTTTATTTTATGCAATTTAGGCTTTTCTCTAAATCCTAATCTCATTATATAGAGTGTTCTCTAATTTGTCAAGCACTTTTTTAGGTTTTTCTCTAAAAAAATGGAGGTACAAGAGATGAACGCAGTTGAGAGAGTAAAAGCAATATGTAAAGAAAGAAAAATACCAATATCAAAACTAGAATCTGATTGCGGATTCGCCAATGGATATATTGGTCAATTAAGAAAGGGTGTATTCCCAGATGATAGGATATTAAAGATTTCTGAATACCTTAATGTATCTGTAGATTATCTTATGACTGGAACAGAAAAAAGATATTCAGAAGAAGATGCCCTTTTGGACGCTCATATTTCAGAAGATGTAGAACTGAAAGAAGCCATTAAAAAATATTATACCCTTGATGAGAAAGCCAGAAAATATATTTTAGAGGGAATTGACCTGCTTTGGAGAGCAAACAAAACTGATACTAAATAATGATACCATTCATTATTGTATAAATAAAAAAGATTGGAGATGTGTTTTATGAAGAAACTATTAACAGTAGCAACAACGCTAGTGCTTACTATTTCAGTATGTGTTCCAACAATTTCAAAAGCCGCTATACCGGCAAGGACAATGGGAATATTTTCAGAGTTTGCAGACGGATTCAAAGAGGGATGGTCTGGCAAGAAAGAGCCATCAAAGAAGAAATATAAGAAAATGTGTAAATCATACAATTATTCCAAATTAAAAAAAGGTAAGTACAAGGGAAAGAAAATAAAAATCAAGGGCAAAATAGAAAATGTGAAGGAAGATACATTGGATAGTGACTTGACCGTAATCGTAAAGTCTGGTGGAAAATACTATGAAGTATACATGAGCCAAGGCTACCAAGAATATTCTGGCTACAGAAGAGGAAAAACGCTTTCTGTATGGGGAACTGTAAGAAGAACCTCTTATTATGTTGTAAAGAGAGATGGAAAGAAAAACAAAAAAATGACAATACCATCTATCAAATCAAGATACGACAAACTGTCATAAAAAAAACGGAGTAGGGTTTTTATCCTACTCCATTTCATTATACCTTATAAGTATTACCTTTCAATCTTTCTTTTTCTGCAATGTACCCGTAGTAATATCTCAACGAATCTACGTTTTTCATCTTGGAAATAAGTTTCTTTAATTTTCTTCTATGTTTCCTGCGTTCTCCTATCATAAATCTCCTCCTAGCATATAATTGTAGGGAAAGGGGAATTTGCAACCCCTCTCCCAAACCGAAACTTGATTACATGGGATTGCCATGTAATATATTATATGTAGGATTCAAAAATATTATTCATCCTTTTCTGATTTTTCCTCTTTTTCTGCCAACTGCGCTTTTAATCGCTCGTTTTCTTCCTGCAAGGCAAAAGCCTTAAACTCCGTCTTTGCAAGCAGAACCTTAAGTTCTGCGATTTCAGCAGACAATTTCTTCTCCACGTAGTCAATGATTGTGATTTTGTTTTCATCCATTTCTTTTTACCTCCTAAATTTTGAATTATTTATTGTAACACTGGGAATATTGCTATTCCGTTCAGTGTATCATTGGTTATGTCGTTATACTGTGCATTAACTGCTAGGTTTCCAGTATTAGCATTAAAAGCCACTCTAACACACTCACCTCTACCAGTTACCATGTTGTGATACTGGACAACATCTGCTGCACCGGAATCACCCGGCATTAACTCTGTTTGAACAAAGCTCGCCCAAGCGGATGCCGAAGCAATTGGATAGTTGCGAAATACTACGGCTTTGAACAATCCACCATTCATGGTAATACCATATAATGTAGTTGAACTCGGCGTCGTTGTTGTTACACTCGAACAATGCTTCTCAAAAGCAACATTGGCATTTAATGTAGTGGTTCCAGCCCCATTAACTCTACCAATTGATACACTTCCCCCATAGCTGTTTAAATATAAAGTTGTCGCAGCATTGTTCTTGTCAACTGCTTGAATCGTTCTTTGTCCGAGGTTCATGTGGTTTCCAGTATTAGACGAAATTTGTAAGTCGTAATTCGTCAGTGATGCATTATGATTAGAGCGTATTTTAAGGGGGGAATCGACACTAAATGGAAGTTCTTCCGAAGGTTTTCCATTTTCATATTTAGTATTACTTAGATATCCCAATCCATAAGCGGTTTCAAATTCCACTAATCCATTCGCATTTAATTGAGATATTGTTATATTTCCGCCAGATGACTTAGCAAACTCCGTTCTAACCCATGATTGTTTTATATTTGAATTATTTAAAAACATATACTGGTCTATTGTTAATGTGTTATCAAAAATTGATTCATAAATAACTTTTGTACTGTTATCTTTCCATATTTGGCCAGTTCCTTTAAATGAAGGAATACCATTGCTTGATATGTCTAATTCATATGAATCTTGCTTTTCGGAAGCTTCACTGCTACTTTTCGTGTATGCTTTTGATATTCCATCTTCCTTTATATTAAATCCACCAATCAAACCGTTATCTATCTCTGCATTTGCACCTTTTAATGTTGCACCAGTGATTGTTCCGGTTGCCGTCACGTCTTGCGAAAATATTTTTTTAATAACAGCAGAATCCGCAAAAACCTTTTCAACATCAAGTTCATTTGCTGTTATGCTTTTTGCTACGATTTTATCTGCATTTACGGTCCGGTCAGTAAGTATATATCCATCCAAAGTATCAACTGTTTTACTTTGAAGTTCTCCTAAATTATTCAGCGAATAAAGCAAACCATTTTCGCCTTTTAGCAATATTCTGTCTGCCACTAAAGTGCCGGCCGTAATGTTTGCGGCGTTGACTTCAACACTGTCTAAAAAACCAGTGATATGTCCTTCTACGATTGTTGCTCTATCAATAAGACCAACTTCTGCAAATAATGTAGCAATATCTGCAACTTCAATATTGGATAATTTGATGTTTGCATATTTTAAATCTGCAATCTCCGCTGACAAATAGCCTAGGGCTGCTACCTTTGCACTAAGGTTTTCTGTAGTGATAGCCTTTGAGGACAATGTATCTATCTTTCCATCTACTGCTCGCAGTGATGTAATAGTTGCGTATGTCAAATCAGCATTTTCGGCAGTAATATATCCAAACTCACCTATAGTTGCTTTCAGATGTTCAATATACGCATTATCTGCCGTCAAATCCGCAATAAAAGATTTCGACACCTTTTCCCATTCAATCGTAGCATCCGCAATCTTTGCGTTGGTGATTGTAGAATCTTTAATCTTACTATTCTTAATCGTGGAATCCGCAATTTTACTATTTGTAATAACTCCATCCTTGAAAATAGCACCAAGGATTGTACTAGTAACCGTTCCGCTTGCCTGCGCCATTGTTCCACTATTGTAACTATTTGAACCACTGCTACCAACTGACGATGAGTTTGATTCCTGCACTTCACACGGTGATGTAATCTCCGCATAAAATCCACCATCGTAGTGCAGCGTCATTTCTCCGACAAGCACATACTTCTTAACTCCGTCATAGTCCTCGAACGTAAGCATTTCACCAACCGACATAAGAGGATGCCAGTACATTGTTTCGATACTCGCTTTATGGTAAACAAACGCCTTGTTCAAAAAGGATAACCCTGTTTTCCACTGCATTGGCGTAACTTGTCCTAAATACGTATGAACCGTATTTCTGTCAAGCGTTTCGTATAATATCCAAGGTGTTTCAATCGTCACTGGATAATTCTCTACATTCGATACACTGCTTGCCTTGTCATTCAATACGACCGTGGATTCACCGTCATAATATCCAAATCCAACATAGTCACTGTTTGTCTCGTAAAAGTACCAATTATTAGCCTTTACAGATACGTTATTTGGACACATAAGGTTGTTTCCAAAGATTGCATTGCTATCATACGAATTCCCATCAAAAATCGGTCTGTATGTATTACTTGTCTGCAACTGTGGTAACTTTTTAATATAAAATGCACCATTCTTTTCAATCACATTTGCACGTAACAAAACTGCTATACCAGACAACAAATCTCTCCATGTGATTCTGCTTTCCCAATCCCAATCGTAACCATCCTCATCATTGTCCGCAAAATTTGATAACATAGGAATCATCAAATGGTACAACTTATATTGTTTGATTGACGATAAAACATCTTTCCAATTATCAATGTATAGCGGACATCCTGTGACACGCAAAAAGTCTTGCGGCAAATACTCCCAATAATAAACGTCGTCACGTGTGTAGATAAACTGCAATTGGCTAGGTACGTATTTTTCTTCCAATTCCGTTTTGTGATATTCGTTTAGCGAACTAATGACGATTTCTGCTCTATCCATGTATTCGCTCATTAAACCGTTCCCATTAAACGAAACAGTATCACCGTTGTATGTTGGATTTTCTTTTACAACAAATCTTCCGATAGGTACCGGATATGCAAATTCATTTCCTATAAGAATCCATGCATTTACAATAGTTCCTTTTAATGTATTATCGTAATATGTCTTTGCAATAAGGGCATCCGTAAAATCGTTATTTTCTGCATACATTTCACAACTCATAGTAGGGCTATAAGTAGAGCCATAACTGGCAAATGAATCACTAACACAACCTTGCGATATACTTACAGATATTAGCGTTTCTTTTCCTCTTGTGCTTACACTATCCGAATTTCCTGTACTTATACTCAGATATAATTCTGTTGCTATGTCAGTATAGGAAACTGCACAGTCTCCAGTAATATCTGTTTCATCTTCTGTGCAGAACACGTACCAAGACATATACCTATAATCATCCGAAATCATCATACTTTTACAATCAATCGTATTTACGCCACGTTTATACACACTTCCGTTATTGATAGCATATTTTACGTAGTAATGAGTTTTGTTATAGTCAAAATCCAAAAAAGACAAACTAAACGAATCTCCGATATTTACATCTTTTACATGTGAATCATATTTCAATGTATATGTAGGGTCGCTTTCCAAAACATAAAAGACTTTTGCTGTATAACTCATCGCTCCACCGCCTGTATCTGTATGCTAGACCAAATAAACTTTCCCTTAATGAAAGTCATTGCGTCAAAACTAGGGTTGCCAAAATAAAACTGCTTTGTTTCTTTTTCTCCTTTTTCATTGGTAAACTGTATGTAACCGTACCGGTTTGATAAATCATCCGGGTCTGCGTACTTCATCAACTTCTTGATTTCGCTTGGCGTCAAATTTGCCGGGAATGCCATGTCAAGCGTTACTTTCTTTGCAACTATCTTTCCGTTGTAAAGTGCTTTTGAACTTCTTCCTGCTTTTGCGTTCCACACTTTTTCTCGTGAGATTTTCCATCCCTCATATTTTGGTGTTGGCATATCTTCTAAACTATCCTTAGTCCAACCAAACTTCAACGTAAATGCCATATGACACCTCCTAACTTTTTCACATAAAAAAGAGACCCATTCGCATGAGCCTCTTTCTTTAAGCCATATTCCAAGAAATTCCTTTGTTCTTGGAGATTTTCTTTGCGTTGTTCATAATTGCCGTTGTGACTTTTGTTCCGTCAAGGTAAACATCACCGCCACCGACATTTGCATTTGATAATTCCTCTTTGATTGCCGCCTTTGTAGCCGCATAAACAGCCGGTGCAACCGCTTCGGAAATACCGGTCGTAATCTGTTTGTTATTTGCAACAACGGACTTACCATTGTCGAATTTACCCATCATTTCGCCGTGACTTGCACGGAACCATCCATCTTCCGGAAATCCACCGTTAGCAAACAATATTGGATTATTTGTTGCTATTCCGTACTTCTTCAAATATTTAATGAGTTCTTTCCACTTTTTACTCTGCTGTGCCGCTTTAGCCTTTTTGCTACTACCATTGTAATCTATTGCTCCAGGTATAACAACTCTTCCCCACTGGTCCTGTGTGGTTCCAACAGCGTTCATCAGTTTCTTAAACTTTTCTCCGTTGTATTTCTTTCCGGTTTGGCTTTTAGTTGCTTTTTCAACTTCCTTACCACTAGCCTTTATCACTTTTGTATTTGCGTTGATAGAAAACGTACGTGAATACAATTCTTTCTGAACAGATTTATACCACGCTTTCCTTAAATTAGCGGAAATATTCACATTTATATCACGATTTTTCATGTTTTTCATCGCAATACTTAAATCGCCAAACGTCTTTATATCAACCCCTTTAATTCCAGCCGTAATTGTTACTGTTTTGCTATTTACACTATCTACTTTCCCCTGCAAACTATCAACATCATCACCGCCAGATGTTTCAGCCTTAACCTTTACTGATTTTGGTTTCAAGGAATCAATTTTCTTTTTCAATGCGTCTGTTGACTTGTAGTTCTTATCTGTTATCTTTTTGTAATCTTCCCATGAAATAGTACCATTATCAAGACTTGTTTTTAGCGTTTCCATGTAGTCCGCTTGGTCTTGTGTACTTACTCCAAGTTTATCCATCTTCTTTTTCAAATTGCTCGTCTGTTGCTTAAATTCTTTCGTCTTGCTAGATTGCTTAGGAAGTTCAATACCATATTTTTTCAGCACTTTCCTAAACTCATCCATAGTTCCATATGCTTTTCCTGCGATTTTTTCATAGTCAGCATAACTTATTTTCCCATCTTTATATGCTTTCGATAATTTTTTAATTATCGTTGTTTGTAATGAGGCACCAATATTTATCTGGTCCATATGAACTTTAGTCAAATTATTCAGCGATTTTGTGCTTTTCCCGGAAGTCTCATCGTTTAGTATTTTATTCATCTCTTTTACAATACCAGCAACATTAGTTGTTTTATTTTTCAGCATTTTTTCAAAAGATGTTATATATGAACTAACCTTATCTTTTCCCAAACCTTTTTCTATTGCAGAATCAGTAAATTTTTTTAACTGTCTCTTATATTCTGCATAATCGTTTTCAGAGATTCCAAGTTTCAATGATTGCTTTTGTACGGTTTTCTTATGTTTTTGTTCTCTTTCCTTATTTTGTTTATCATTTTGCTCTTTTGCTACTTGGTCGGCATAATCTTCTGGCGATATAATATTTCCTTTAAGTAATTGTCCAACCCAACTACTACTCATTGCTAATGCATTCTTTCCAGAAATATCTCCAGAACTTATTTGTGATAAAATTTCTTTGGAATTTTTTTCAATAATCTTATCACCAATTGTTGCTGCCAATTGACCTGTTATCTCTAATACGGCAACTGCGGCAACTGCTTTTCCAAATACTTTGCCTAATTTGGTTCCTAATTTCCCAAACATACCGTTCCATGCTGACGCTATTTGCCCCGATTTTATTTCTGTTGCTGATTTAACCAGAGAATCTTGTATTCCCTTTCCAAACATTATTTGCAATGCGCCCCATACGGCTTTGAATTTTTTATAAACCATAAATCCAGCAATAACCGTTGATAACTTAAATGCAATACCTAATGGGTCTCTAGCAAATGCCGAAATAGCCACTTTCAAAGCATTGAATAATCCCTTGACTATTATTTTCCCTACTTTCAAAAGTGTTTTTCCCCATTCTATTTCAGAAAGAAAATCTCCAATCGCTTTTCCTACTTCCCACCAATCTACGGTAGAAAGTGCGGTGTCAATCGTATCAAGTATTCCAGTAATTCCATCACTAATTGTCTTTCCTAACTCCTGCCATCCAGTTAATCCAGTATTTTTGCGTACTTCTCCCATCTCTTCGAGAAATCCATTGATGTAATCTCCGATTTTCTTTCCAAGGTTTTTGTATGGAAAATCCACCATAACGCCAAAAGCAAACTGAATCATACCACGCAACTTCGCTCCAAGTGATTTTCCTGCTAAATCACCGTCAAAAGTATTTATGGCAGCCGTTATACCCTCTTTAATACTTTGACCGAATTTGAGCCAATCAAACGTCTTGAAAAAGGTGTATGATGTTTCAAACCATGTATTCAATCCCTCGGAGAAATTTTCTCCAAGTTTTGTCCAATCGAGGTCTTTAACAAATCCGTTCAAGAACGTAGCAAGAGATTTAGCAATCTTCTTCGTAGTCTTTTTAATCTTTGTCCATGGAATGTTTCTCATTCCCTTGTTAATCCAGTTAGCCAGTGCCGAACCGAGAGAAGTAAAATCTCCACCTTTCCATGCGTCAAGGATTGCTTTCTTCATCTTCTTATACAACTCAACTGCCTTGTTCTGGTTGCTCTTAAAAGCATTATCCCATATCTTTTCATAGTTCTTTAATGCGTCGCTAATATCCTTAGAAAGGTCAATATTAGCATTTCCACCAGAAGGGTCTGTATCACCACTATCGCTATCACTGTTGTCCTGCAATTTATTTACAATATCAAATCCCTGCAAATTGTCGGCGGCTTTTTTTGTCTTTTTAGCCGTTTTATCCATGTTCTTAGCAACTTTATCCGTATCGTCTGCCGCATTGGAGTAGTCCGGTACCTCTGGTGTTTTCCGTGAACCATCCGTATCACCAAGTTTGATTCCTGCCAGTTTCGCTACCCACTGTGCGAAATCCTGCAAAACCATAACCACAGCATTCATATATGGGTACAATTTCTGAACAATCGGCATAAACAAGGAGCCCAGCGTCAAAGCCAGTTTTTTAAATCCAGCATCAAGCATCCTAAGTTGATTGTTTGGCGAATTAATTGTTTTGGCGAGGTCGGAATATGCAACCTTTGACTGTTCCAACATAGTCAAAACACGCAACTGCATTTTGGACTGTTGCGAAAGGTTTTTAATACTTTCTGTAATACCGTGATTCATAGCAGTTTGTGCTAAGCCTGCGGAGGTGATGTCGATTCCATACTTATATAACGCCCTAGACTGACCTACCAAACCAGATTGGAAGTTCTGCATAACATCAGCAGTGTCTAAGTTTGCTAAAGACGCCCAATCTGCTGATAACATAGTAAGTGCCTTTGAAGTGGCAATCGACGTTTCACCAAGCATACCGGCAGAGTTCGTAATCTGTGCAATAGCGGCGTTGTAGTTCATAACCTCTGTTAAATCCAAACCAAGGTTGTGTGAAAAAGTATTTGTTGCATCTCCTGTGTTATAATCAACATCATATCCAGTCAACTGCTTTTGAAGTTTTCCAAATCTTTTACGGAAACTTCCTGCATATTCTTCCGCACTATTATAACCGGCTTTCTTAAACTGGTTAGCACTGTCTTTTCCAACCTTATCAAGCGCAACCGAAAAATAGTTAAATTCCTCAATGTAGTCCTGCGCCGAACCAATTGCTTGACCGAATTTCTTTACAGCACGAATTACCAAAAAGAATTTAGCATAAAACATACCAATGCTACTTACAAAACCTTTTGATGATTTATGTGCGCTTTTTAATTTGTCTTTTAATGAACTAAGTGCATTTCCAAGTTTTTTAGTGCTTGTTGATGCTCTATCAGAAACAGTGGAAATTCTACTACCGCTTGACGCAAGGTTTCCAAGACCTTGAATTGTGTTGGCTACGTTTGAGTTGATTTGAGGTGCATTTTGCAGTTTTTTCAGCAAATTCATTACACCGTTACCAAGTTTATCGAGGTTTGCAACTGTTTCGCCAACACGCTTTCCGGCATTTGCAAGTTTAGCAATACCCTCTACAACTTTTGTAATACTAATATCAATTGCATTTGCAGAAGATAATTTACCTACCAGTTTTACTACTTGTTCGCCTAAAATCGGAAATTCTGTTGTTACATTACCAATATACTGACCGCTATTAGAAAGCCTTGATAACGAACCCACAACACGTGTCACAGTGCTTTCAATTGCAGATACACCGCTAAGTTTGGTTGCTAAATCTGAAACAGAATTTGCAATCTCTGTCATTTTGGATGTATCAAATCCAGCCATATTCACTTTTGAAAGGTTTTTAACTGCATTTACGGCAGATGTAATGCCACTAAGATTCTGAATGTTTCCAAGATTGTTAAGACCATTTGCCAGTGTATTCAAACCACTGGCAGTACGAGATAATCCACCAACATCAATTTTCGCAAAACGCTCAAATCCTTTTGCAATTCTATTGTAGTCGGTTGCCTTTACTCCGCTTAATGTTTTGGTAGCATTTCCAAGTTTTGATACTCCATTTGCAAGTCCACTTAAATTGCTACCGTTAATCTTAGACAATGCAGATGTTAATACATCAATTTTACCAACAAGATTTGTAATTTCATCTTTGGCACTTTTTGCCGTTGCATTTATTTTAATATCCAACGATTCAACTGTTTCTGACATACTAACACCTCACTATCTATCATTTGCATTACGCAAGATTTTTCAATCTAATAAAACCGTACTTTCCTGCATACTCAATTTTGGCAACTCTGCTTACTTTTGATTTCCACAGAATCCGTACGGTTTCACCTTTTTGAATTGTCATAAGTTTTTTAGACGTAAACAAACGTCCTTTTCTCAAATATGTGTTGCAACGTAATTTACCGGTCCATGTTTTCTTGAATTTATCAAAATAACCATACGTTTTCTTTAATTTTTTAGTTGTGCTTCCCCACTTTCCAAGGTAAAAATGTAGGTTGTCAACAATAGATTTCCAATTACCACCCCATTTCAAACCAACTTTCTTTGATTTTGCAATCTTAGCAACTTTTCTAATCAGTTTATCGTTATAAAGCAGTTTAGAATCATTGATTGCAATGTCAAAAGCAATACCCCACTGATGCTGTGAAGAATAAGAATTTCCCGGAGCATTTGTTACTATTACACCGGGTTTTGTTCTTCCTTGTGCATAAAGCGAATCCTGATATGCTTTTGTACGAAGTCCCTCTGTGATAATCAGATAGATTCCATTTTTTTCACACTCTTTAAGCAAAAGTCCAAGTTTGTAGTTTAACCATGGATGTAACTTTTTTCTATCAATTCTAATTGAATGCTTTTTTTTCATTTTTTAACACTCCTTATATGATTGTTTCCGGCAATCCCTTGTTCATAGACCTTGCCATCCACTGTTTTTCAATTTCAATTGCTTTCTTTATCTCTTCTTCTTCTGTTTCTTTTTCTGCTATATACTCTTCTTCAAACATTTTTGCCATAATTGGACTTTTAATATATTCCGATTTTGCTGATTTACCATTCAAGCAACTGTCTATGGCTACAATCAAAGCAGATATGCCATAATTGCCCCACCATATATGTTGCAATTCATCTTGTTCTTTTAACTGGAGTTCATGCGCTTTGTCATATGGATATAAGTCTTTTGGACAACTTTCCATAATCCTATCGTAAGAAACTCCATAGGAAAGATAATGAGGTATTACATCTTCATATATAAAATCCGAGTATGACTTATTTATTTTTTCTGTGGCTTCTTGTGGTCTTGCGGAAGTTTCGTTACTTTCTCCGATGCTTCCTCTGTCTCCCCAATCTGGTTTAACAGGTCTCCCAAAAAACCCTTACTCATCAATTCCTCCGTCAACTGCGTAAACAAATCAAGGATTCCTTTATCTGGCGATTCATCGTGGTAATCGTCAAGAATATCTCCTACTTCCTGAACGCTCTCAACTGGATTTTCTTTCTGAAATCCAACGTAAAGCAAATCACGAACACAGCAAAACAGTTCTTTAACCTTGCCAATGCCGCCCACATCACTGTCATTTTCAACTTCTTCACTGTCAAAAATTCCAAGCAAATCCTTTGTTCTGTCCATCAAATCTGTGTCGCAGAAACTGTTATATCCAAATCTAACCTTGTATTCCTTACCTTTAACTTTTAATTCCATAATGATTTATCCTTTCCCCACTTTTAGTGGAAAGGAGCCACCCCGAAAGGTGGCTCTCTTTTTTACTGCATATATTATTCGAGTTCCGGTTCGGCTGTCTCTTCATCCTCGCTACTCAACACAGCCTTTTTAGTGTTTCTCGTTGAATAGCTTGTTACCCCACTTTTGTAACAGTGAAAGTACCATCCTTGTTATCAACGACTGTAAGTTGGTCAGTAACCCATTTAGGCACGGTATTCTGAACAACGGTAGCGGTCATTTCAAGAATTTCATCTACGCCGCCTACATCATTTACAGTAGGTGTAATCTGACCTACATATGCTGCTTTGGCAACACCACCAACGCCATCCGTTCCATACAACTGAATAATGTCGCATTTTTTACCCTCAACATTCAAAAGAGCACTAAAATCATCTTTTTCAAGGTTTCCTACAAACTCTTTTGCGTCAGACTGTTTAATACCCATTTCAAAAGTCTGTGCATCATCCTCCATCGTGGTACTTTCTACAGTGTTCGGTGCAGATGTTGGCGATGGGATTGACTTTGCACGTAACATCAATTTGTATGTTCCTGCAAATCCATCTTCGCTGTGTTCTTTGTAGATAATTCTTGCCAAATAACTTGTTGAAGCCATCTTGTTACCTCCTTAAATTTGATAAAAAAATAAAGCCTTTCGGCTTGTATTTACGTCAATATACATCATTCTTTCCGATTGTTCTGCTAAATCTAGCAGTTTGCCGGTAAGTGTCTTTTGTATCATCTTGCGTAGGCATTGAAGAACCACGAAAACGCATTGTTTTCATAATTCTCTTAACTTCCCTTATAACTTCTTTTGCTCTTGCTTGTGATTTATTATCAGTCACATCAATTTGAAAAGAAAACTTTTCTGCATTGATTTTATCACCCTCTAAATCTTCTCCGATTTCTGAACCGGGTAACAATTGCAATCTTACAAAAGGGAAAACCGCTGGTGTATTACTACTGCCAACGGAAGAAAAGTTTTTGTCTGTCATTTTGTACTTTTTTTTCAAACTTTCTGAAAATTTCGTTTTTATCCTTGTGAATACAGTAGATGGTACTAATTCATCCCATTCCACCGACATATGCACCACCTACTTTCAAAATATTTCTTTCGCCGTCTTTATAATTTTGCTTCTTATATCTTCTCCGGCTTTATACATAGGCATAGTGGCTTTTACACCATGTGTAGGCATCCATTTTTGTTCCTTTTCATTCCAGTACCACCACATATCGTCATAAGCGTGTGTCTGCCCCGGAAATGTACCAACGCCATAAGGGAATTTACTTCCAACTAATGGATTTTGCGTTGGGTTAAAATGAACACCTGCACCAAATTCAATAGCAAGCAATATACTAAACGGTGCGTAGCCATCTTGTTCTTTTACTTGCCCCTTGGCAAGCAATATACCATTACAACCCATTTTGTCAGAAGATATGTTTGTCGAAACCGTAACATACTTTCCTAATGGACTCTTTGATATATTCGTTTCAGCAACCTCTACACCACTTTGTAATAGCCTAGAAACAAGTTGTTTGCATTTGATAGGTAAATCATCCCTATACTGCAAAAGTTGCTTTTTAAGGGCGTTTAATCCACTTATAGACAAATCCGCAGTAAATGTTTTTCTCCCCATACTATTTCACATTCCTTTTTAACAAGAACAAGTCCTCATTTAATCCCTCGTCCGCAACACCTTTTACTGTGTAATCAGCACTGCTTTCATCTGGTATTGTGTTATCATCATCCTTGTATACGATTTTTGACTTCTTCCAAATCACGCTACCGGATTTCAAGGGCAAATAACCTTTACTGACAATGATTTGTGCATAGTTTGTACTATCATCAATACCATAGTCTTGCCATACAACTTCATTCAACTTATTTGTGATGTTTGCCTTAAACTCAACTGGCTTTGTATAGCCAATTGTTGTTTCTCCGGTTTCAATCTTGTTCCCATCATCATCCGTAATGTAAATTACATTTCCCTCTTCGTCTGTATAACTTTCGTAAATTGGAATTTCATCATCTTGTAAAGAATAAAACATTCTTTGTTTGTTAGATGCCAACGTCATCAAGGCAACCACCTACTCACTTGATTTAATCTGTTTGATGAGCTGATTTCCGTATACGCTCAATCCGGCAACAAGAACACCCTGAACAATTGATGTAAACACTGCCATAAGCATTTCTGGTACTGTTCCAATAGATGTATTTGCCATTACCCAAATGGCACAAAGCAAAATGCCAAGTACACCTAAAATACAAGGAATGTACTTATCTTTGATAACATCCATTTTTTTAATTCCGACACCGATAATATACAGAACAACTGCTACTACAATCAGTTCCGGTTTTACATAACTCATAATACTATCCATCTTTTCTTACTTCCTTTCCGTTGAGACGTTCTTCAAGTCCGTTAAGCCTGTGATGAGCCTGCTTGCAACTTTCTTCAACTTTAATAATTCTGTCATTGTGCATTTTAATATCTTCCCTCATGGATGATATTTCTGATTTAATCTCTTTAGTATCTTGACCTATATCATCAAGTTTTACATTGATTCTTGTGTTGTCTTTTACGCGTTCTTCTATATCTTTTGTGTCTGTCCGCTTATTATTCTTTAGTCCAAAGTAGACAGAAAAACAAACGGAAATAACGCTAATAAGTAAAGCAATCTCAATATTCATACCTTACCGCCTTTCCGTAAATTATAGTGTTTCGTTGCCCTCCACCGCTTACACGAAACGCCCTGCGAGAAATTTAGATACTCTAAACAACTCACGCACAATCTTCTATAATACCTGCACAAATGGATAAACACATTTCAAAATATCATCACGACTAACCCAAGTCCTTGAAATTGAATTTTCGCTATGGCTACTTTCAAATGGTGCGCCCATCTGTGCAAAATCATATACTGCCAAATTCTTAATTACGGAATAGTAGTTATCGTAAAGGTCTTTCTCAACTTCATCATCTGTGTAAGATGTTGCCTGATAATTTCTTCTGTTCTTAACTTCTCGTATAGCATCTTTGACCTTTACTGAAATTATGTCAGCATTAAACGTAGGCTCATTTCCATATTCAATTGTCAAATCTGCAATAATTTCTTCTTGCAGTCCTACTTCCATTGCTTCATCCATAATTCAAACTCCTATAATCCGAATTTTTCAATCAACATTTTCTTTAAATCTGCGCCGCTAATCTCTTCCGCTTTATCAAATCCCTGCTCGTTAGCAAGTTTTTGTAAATCAGCGGTAGACATACGATTGATTTCTGTTTTGGTATAAGATTTCTCAGCAGACAGATTTGTATTTTCAGAAAAACTATAGGTGGATTTCTCCACCTCTTTTGAATTATTTTCTGGAACATCTTCTCCTGCTTCATACCAAATACCATTCTTATTTACGATATAGGGATATATCATGTTTAATACCTCCTACTCTTGTGAATGAACCTCAATAACAAATGTTGAATCCATATTTTCATAAGATGGAAGCACAATCTCGGAAGCGGTTACAGACGTAATAGCTGGTGGACCGTACTCGACTTTCTTTGCTACTGCAATTCCTACTCCATACATAGATACGTCTACATCAGCCACCTGTGAAGCTGTTCTCTCTTCCGGTGTAGTACCAAACCAAGTGCCGCCAAGAGCACCGGCCGGAAGTAATGTAACTTTATCATCTGGATAAAAATATGCCTCTTTATCATCATCCCCAATATACATTTTGTCATAAAGAACAATGGTAAGTTTTGTTCTTGACTTAACGATTGAAATTACATTATCGTCTGTAAGTTCAATATTTGCTGTAAGGTTCTGTGCAAGAATTGCATTTTTAACCTGCTTGTTCTCTAACAGATAATTAAATGTGTTAGAGTTCATAAGAACATATGTTGCAACCTTACCAAGTTTTGCAAGCGCTTTTCTTGCATTATTAAGGTCGGTAAGTGGCTTTGAATTTACTGTGTCGCTCCACATTGCTGTGTCCTGCAACTTTAAGTAATGTTTAGCGGTATATTCTCCGTTAGTGTCGTAATCATACTCATACTTAACGCCATCAGATTCAATTCCGATTGTTGGGTGTCCTTTTGCTGTGGCAAGAAGAGCCATTCTCATTCTTTCCGGAACAACCTCTGCACCTCTTACAAGTGTTGTGGTATCATCATAGATACTTTGTAATGTCCCCTGTAAATACGGGTCGTTTTCATCCTTAATTCTGTCGATTTCCTGTGCATCTTCCTCTGTAATAACCATCTGTTCACGGAAAAATGCCATCTGTGTCTTTTCTGTTTTTAATCCCTCTCTTGCACGAATGGTAGGCAATGCATCAAAGTTTGATGGCTTTAACGATACCGGAAGTCCTTTGTGTGTTTTAATCCACTTTAAATCAAGTCCCGATTTCTTTCTTTCCGGGAACCACTGTAATCCAAGATAAGGAATATCATTGCTTGCATCGTTTGTAGCTGCAAGCGCAATGGCTTTTGTATCTACTACTTCATTTACTAACATTCTTTTTACCTCCTGTTAATTACTCAAATACAATCATTGGCAGTGCTGTCTTAACTGCTGCATCAATGGTTACACCCGAATGATTTTTGGCTGTTGTTTCGTCAATATAAGCTTTCTTAAGCAATGTACCCTGTGGTCTATCTTCGGTTACATCATGAAGCAAAATACCAACTACTGTTGCTGTGTTGTCTGCAACTCCTGTCTTTCCGATAGGTGTTCCAGCCTTAACAACCTTTTTCCCATTTGCTAATTTGTCTGTTACACTTGTAAAATCAAGTGTCATAGGGATACCCTCAAACGGTTTTCTTTTGAGGATATTTACATCACCCTCGTATGCTGTCTGTTCAAACTGCATCATTTTAATTACCTCCTACATAATGTGATAAAACGTCATTATTCTGTTTCTGACCGCTGTAATACTTCTCTACAAGTTTTTCAGCGTTTGTTTTTTCTTCTTCATTTCCACCTGTAGAACCACCCGGATTAGGCGTATCGTCAAGTTTCTGTTTCTCATATTCAGCAATAGCCGTTTTTTTACTGTCGGCAAAAATCTGACCGAGAACCTCATAATCTGTAGCACCATCATCTGTAACAACTTTGCTTGCCTGCTCTGCTGTCAACCCAAACTTTTCCATTGCATTTGCTCTCTGTGTGCGAACTGTGTCTTTCTTTTCAAGCTGCGCAATTTGTTTGTTTGCCGCTTCAAGTGCCGTTGTTGCTTTTTCAAGCTCCGTCATGTTCTGGCTGTTAAGCTCGTCAAGCTGTGTCTGCAATTCGTCAGCTTTATTAGCTTTTTCCTTATAGCCATCTGCTCTTTCTTTTTCTTTCTTTGTTTCAGCATTGATAGAATTAAGCAAATCTGAAATCTGCTCATCCGTCGGCTCTGACACTCCAAAAGAAATAAGTTTCTGTTTTGCCTGTTCTATAGTCATAATTACCTCCATCAATTCACGTTTTTTAACACGGTTTGCTCCGCTTGAATTGTTCTGTTGTTTTACGCACAACTGCAAATTTTTATAAAATAAAAGAGATAGTCTATTCGACTACCTCTTTATTTACTTGGTTGTTATTTGGTTCTGTTACAACATCCTTACTTGTCGGGTACAGATATTCCATTCTGTCTTTTGATTCAAGAGCAACCGCTTCACTGTCACTAAACAAGTCAACTGTTTTTATTGCTCTCTTATAATCAACCCCTGCTTCAAGTAACATCTTAAGTGCTTCTGATTTTGTAAGCAGATTATCTATCTTATTATGGTTGATATGTATTTCAATGTCGCTTGGCATAAGCGTAAAATTTCGCTTTATACGCAAACGATTCAGTATAATTCTAAGAGACATTCTTTCCGATTTTTTTAGTATCGGTTCGTTGATTGCCGTTCTTAGTCCTGCATCATAATGTCCGTTTCGTAGGTTTACTGCATTTCCAGTATCACCTCCGGCATTGTTGTTGGAACGATTAGCCAATCCTTGAATACTCAAAAACCTTTCAAACAAATCATCAAAAACAACTTGACTTTCTGTTTGATTCAGTTCATTTGTCATTACATCAACGTCGGCTTTATTTTCGCCATTGTTTGATTTAACAACTAAAGCACCCTCTAATCTCATCTGTGAAAATGTTTCATTGTCAATCTCGCAATTCACAAATTTAATCCATGCAGAAACAAACTGTTCAATGCCGTTTACCCGGTCAGAAGATAATGTATTGATTGAATCCGTAATAGGAATTGTAATTTCAATATCCGATAATCTTCTTGCATTATTTGGATATTCCACAACCGGAATAGCGTTATTTCCGTTCAACCCACTACTTTTAATTTTTCCGTCAACAATTTCAAAATACTCTCTTTCCGTATAGCAAAAGTATATTGAATTATTGTTTTCATCTTCTCTAATTTGACAAGAAAATGCGGGTTTTCTATTTGAGTAATAAACAACAAATGTGTAGCGTGGGTCTTCCGAAAACAAAGCAAAGTCGCTTTCGTCAAGCAAATCTCCGTTTCCGTTGTCATTTCCAACAAATCTATAAGCCGTACCGCAAATACTTCTCCAACGGCAAATATCAATATCTACTTCTTGTTTGCTTTCAGAATCCATCGTAACATTTAGTTCCGTAATCTCTTCTGATTTCTTATCGTCTGTTCCACGTAACACATACTGAATAGGCTCTGCACATATTTCAGCAGTTTTACGCTCAACAAGTTCATAAGCAAGATTTAAAACAAGTTTGTTGTTTACTTCCGGCCTATTCACCTTTTTACGGTATAAAATAGGCTGGTCTCCTCTGTAATATCTATCAAGGTAATTGATTTCTTTTGCATTCTGCGTGTGAATCGAAAGTGCCTTGCTTAATTCTTCGACAATATTTAATTTTGTAATTTTGGATTTATTTGTAGAAATTACTTTTCTTCCAAAATTGCATTGATTTACTGCCGTAAACGGTCTTATGTTTTTTCCATAATACTTAAACATTAAAGCACCTCACTAACAAAACGTCATTCCACTCGATGTTGTCCTTTGTACTATTTTTTTCAACTCTGTAGTTCCAGTATCTACATGGTAAACAACTCTTTTTCTGCATTTTTTGCAATTCACAGAAATATTCATACTGGAACGTCCATCCCATGTGGCTACTTTTCTTCCACATCTTGGACAATATATCGTTTTTGGTTCCGTCATAAAAACCTCGTTTCTTGCAATAAAAAAACACCGCCTTTTTTTGGCAGTGTTTTATTTTGATTTCCTCATTTTATATTATATAATAATTGCGATATGACATACTATGACATATTATCAATCTTTGTATGTTTTTCCATATAACTTTTCAAATTCCTGCAATGCTCTTCCGTGTATTCTAATTGTTTGTCTCCATGAATACGTCATTTCATCTGCAATTTTTTCAAATGTCTTTTTCTCAACATACCGAGCAAACAAAATATGATAATAAGTTTCGTTGTCAATTCCATCAATTTGCGAAACAATAAGATTCTTTTTATCTACATAGGTGTCTATTAAATCATCCAATTCCTTTTCCATCTTTTCAATTTTGCAATAGGTAGAACCCATTTTGTCAAAGTTAGGACTTGTCTTTACTCTTTCTTCATTTTTTACAGCAGAAACACTTCGTGCAAGCTCTCTAAATTGCTGTATTTCAGATAACTTATTGTTTATCATTCGGTCAAGTCTACTAATTTGCTGTAAATATGTTTTAGTATCCATAATTTCTATAACCTCCTCTAAATGGGTTTTTTGGCACTTCTATTTTTGCCATACTCCAATTTCCCTCAATGAAGTATGCTAAAGACGCAAGGCAATCCGCCGCATCCTCATGTTTGTTTTTTCCAGTAACCGTAAAACTATATAAATTTGTCATAAATTTTCTGTATTCCTGACTTCGGCATCCAACATCACGGAAATAAAACTCTCTAATACTTCCAGCCTTATCCCATATCCTTTGCGTTTTTCTCATGTTTGTAGGTGCATATTCAGAACGTAGATTTATTTTCCGTCCTTTTTTCTTTAGTAATTCTTCGATTTCATCCTTATATCCTTCTCCACCTTGATTTGCTTCAAAAAACGCACTTCCAACGTCATTATCAATAATCATGTTTGCTACTTTAGGTTTTGTTATTTTCTTTTCACTGTTGTCGAAAACAACATCGTCAATATAAATTGAACCATCCTCGTACATATAAGCTACCGCAAATGCGAGAAAATCTTCTCCGCCTAAAGCAACGTCACAAGCCGCACATATTCTGTAAGGTTCTTCTTCCGGCAATACACCATTGTAAAATCTCATGTGTTCCGGATTAAAAACTGCTCCATCACGTTCAATTGGTTCCTGCTGATACTGTGCGTACCAAGATGCCATATCATCATTTTCTTCAAACTTTGCTCTTAACGTCCGGTAGTATTGCGTTGTATATCCAACACCATAATCATAATCAAAGTTGCTTTCATCGTTTTCGTCCAAAGCCGGTATCTTCAAAATGTCATATCTGATATTTTTGGCTTCTGGGTTATTCTGCAAGAAATCCAATCTATCACTATAAAGGTCGTGCAAACTCCAAATTGTACCATTATGGATTAGTTTGCACTGTTCTTTTTTACGTGACATTACATTATTGTCAAATATAATCTGCTTTCGTTTGAGTGTGTCCGGGTTAAGCACATCTTGAATACCTTCAAGAATATCATCCAACACCATCCATCCGTAAGCGTCATATTCTCCATTAAGTCCACTTTCCAATCCTTTACCCGAAAGTGTTTTGTACTTCTTTTTTCTTGTAAGGTCTACTTTATGATTTTTTGAATCCGTATCAGCAACTTTTACTTTTGGGAATACATCGGAAAAACAATATGTTGGGTCTGTCCAGATTTCCATGACACCAGTTAAAAATGCTCCGCCTAATCCCTCTTTGTATGTCACATACAAATTGCTTTTTTCTGCGTCTTTTGCACAATGCCATGACATAGCAAGCGTTATTATCTGACTCTTACCAACCCTTGGCGCCATGTGAATAAACAATTCGTCAAGTTTTCCATCTTCAAGTTCCTGCAACTTATCGACAACTTGTTTGAGTGTTTTTCTTCTAGGCTCGTAAAATCTTTCTTTCTTAGGTCTGTTTTTTTCTATGTAAAGAATGTAACTATCAAGAATATAAGGTGCTTCATAAAGCAGTAAATCGTAATATTTATCTAAAATATCATACGACTGCTTGTTTTTTTGAGATTGCGTTTCAAGCCAATTAAAGTCAGCACCATTTGTAATTGATTTTATATACTCAAAAATCAGTTCTTTTGCTCTTGTAGAAACTTTCAATCCGTATTCACGGTCTTTTCTTCCGCAAAGTATAATTTTACTTGCTTCGCAATATGCATCTATTACACTACGGTCTATTCCATTCCGTAATATGTATTTTTCGTATTCTTTTATATTTTTCTCATCTTCAATTGTATGCATTAAAAAAGCACCTCCACACAAGCAGAGATGCTATAATAGGCATCCTGCCTATAATTTTTCTAGGTTAGCGACTAACTCCGTTTGTTAGCCGGAAATTTAATTATTAAACTTTTAGTGTTGCATCACAGCAAGTAGTCTGGTGCAATTTGTTAAGAATTGCATTGTAATTATCAATAACATCGATTGGTGGAACTCTGTAACTCTTAATTCCATACCTTGCAGCCACCTCTGTTTCAATATAACATCCATTCCAATCCCACGCATCACTAATACCAATAAATACATCAGCCTGCGCCAGCTTCTTAATGCTTTCTCCTAAATACCACACTGCTTGATTTTTATTCTGCGGTGGATTGTCCTCTATGTAACTGTCAATCAGTTCCAGTTTTTCTCCCTCGTAAACCTCTGCAATTTTCTTCATCTTCTGAATACTTGCTTTAATTTCCTCTTCTGTTCTGCCTTTCATAGGCACACTTACAAATAACTTTTTCATAACATATTTCCTTTCCGCCATTAAAATGGCAATAGTTTTATTTTACTCGCTTAAACTCCAAGCAAGTGAGTTTTCCATCTTTTCTACGTCTCCACGAAGAAGTCCACTGTTTGACTGTTCCTTTATTCTTTTTTTGGAATCTTACTTAATGTATTTTTGCTAATCGCATCATTTAATGGTTCTAACAAATCATCTATCATTATTCCATTCATAACATTTCCTTTCAGCCGATAATCGGCAACTAACAATTTATCTTAATACCTTCTGTTAAAACTTCCGTCTTTTTCCCATTTAACATTGGTACATTGTTTTCATCTGTTTTTATCCAATTTACATCAATTACAATCATTGGTTCTTCTCCTGCATGGGCACTGAAATGTAATTCAACATCTTTACCCGGCACTTTTTTACCATCAATAAATAGCTTTGCGGTTTCTCCGTCAGATATTATCTTGATTTTTTCTTTTTCGATTGGCTCGCATCCATATACGGATTTCCAAGATTCGTTATACCATTTATCTATTTCCGCTATTACAGCCGATGAACGATATGTAGGCTTACTCATTGTCTTTGTTCTGCTACACAAAACATCTTGATAATTCTCAATGATAAATTCGCAATCTTCTCCGTTGTACTCATAATCCTTGTAGAATTTCCAAAAAGACTTTATGTTTTTTATAAATCTAAACAGCATTTTCATTTTTACTTCACTATCCTTCCTTTCCAATAAAGTAAATCAATAACGTATAAAGGGCGGTAATCATAATCATATTTGCAACCGCTTTTTGCCGTTTCTATTGCGTCTTTGTATGTTTTTGAAATAGCATATGGCTTTTTTGTGTCCACCGTAACAATAACATATCTGTATTCTCCGTTTTTATCAAAATCTTTCTTTAAGTCTTTTAATGTTACTTGTTTTGATTTTGGTTTTCTTCTTCGTCTAAACATAAAACGCATAATTATCCATCACCTCTTCAATACCCTTTTTGTGATTTCTTCACTAGGCAAAACAAAATTTTCTATACCACAATCATGCAATTCTCTTAATGCTTTTACACCCAAACTCAAAATCGCATTACTTTCCGAAATCATATTTGCAGGTATTCTATTATATTCGTTGAAACAAGGAACCAATTTCCGTGAATCAATCTTACCAACCAATCTTACATCACTCATTTTCCATAAACACCTCAAAATCTTCCATACACTTATTACATAAATCGTAGGTAATATTTAATATGCCATTTTGTGTGATTGATTTCATACACAACAGCCCTACTTTTATCTCTTTCCCACACCTGTCGCAAGTGTGCCATTCTTTTTGATGTTTCATTCTTCCACCAACTTCCTACCACACATAGGGCAATTATTGATTTCATAATCAAAATCCATAAAACTATCTCCCGTTGCGAAATGTATATAAACACCGTGTTCATCTTTGTATATGTAATCTTTGTATTTTGTGCTTGTGTAATCTTTGGTATAAATGTTTTTGCAAAACTCACACATGCCTAATCATCCTTTCCAGTTATCAACTTGCTATGTGGTAATTTTTCAATAAAATCACAAAATATATGCCAATCTGGTAGTCTGTGATTTCTTCTCTGCTTGTAAATCGTCTTTAACTGGCGATAATTTGTTGTCATCCTCGCAGTCAACTCAAATCCAGACGGAATATTGTATAACAGTTGCAAATAATCTTCGCTGTCTTTTGTTTTCAAGTAAATCTCTTTCAATCTCTCGACTTCTGCGATAACTGCATCAGACACATAACCGTTGCACATACACTTAATATCCATTTTGCTAATACAGTGCATTGTTGACTGACTCGATACAAAGTCAATAAAGTGGTATCTTTGCAATTCCACCCACGCCTTATTGCTGAATGTCAAATCAAACTGAACAATCACTCCGTTAAGGAAATTGTCATGCCCTGTGCCTATGTCACATCTTCCAAGATTATCAATTCTATCGGTAAATTTGTCATTCACAGCATTTATATCTACCGCAAACGGATATTTACTTGCTCTAAAACTATCTTCAATTCCAAAAACCTTGATATTTTCTATTCTTGCCATTTTACATCTCCAGTTATATTCGGTTTCTTGTGTTGGAAAGTATTATCCGGTCACTTATTACTATTCTGTCCATACTCTACTGTCAGACAACCAACACAAGCATTTTAATTATTTCAGCAAGGAATACCGAAACGCTTGCTTATCCGGTAGCGAACCGGAACATTGATGTAGTGAGGAATCGAACCTCACATGATGCCTTTGTCCATATCCTTTCGGCTCACTTTGGCATCGTACTTGTGGTTTCCTGCGTCTACCCTTTCCGCCACACATCAGCAAAGGCACCCATTCAAATGACTAATGATTATATCGCAAAACAGGAAAATTCTAGGTACCTTTGCATTGTATCATCCCCTCTATCGGGGAAACGCCGATATTTGGATTTGAACCAAAACGTCATAACGACTACTGACAGTTTAGCAAACTGCTCCCTTGCCTGATTAGGGTTATATCGGCAAATAGGTGTATTGCAATCCCATAAGGCTTACATTCCTTATTTGCAAATTTGGAACATTCTTACCTTTGGATATTTCCCTTAGAAAATTACACCTAATCGGCAACCGTGGATTTGAACCACGATTCTTTGTGTATAGTGGGATTCTACACAACGCATTATCCATTATGCTATCGCCGTAAGTACGGATTGGCATACATGCATCTGTGTTTTAATCCGCACTGTTGCGATTCTTTTGCGTCCGGCTACTTTGGACACTGGAAACTACCGCAACAAAACCATAAACCCCACCGGACCTTGTGACGGTCCTTTAATCAGCTTTCCGCTAGTGGGTAAAGAAAGGGTTCATGCCAAAGCAAAACATGAACAAACCATATACACCGAATTGCCGGTGTTGTATTCCGATTCGCTCTCGGCTAGAACGGATATACATTGCCCCTCTTTGTGATTCACACTCCTTATCACATTTAAGAGTTCAAGGGATATGGTAAAACTCTTAATGAGTTATAAAATATATCGCCACAATGGACGTACAAAAATTGATTATTGACATTATTCTATCACAAGGTCTTTCGCCTAACACTATGTTCAAAAACGAAACTACCACCATGAATCCAAAATAAACCACAGCAATGTATCGAATCAAAAAACTAATCATCACGGTTCCTCCACTCTTCGCATCCGTGGTCGTGTTCGACATAATCAGATGCATAGTCACTGTTCATATTCTCGCACACATAACCATTCTCACGGCTATATGCAGCATATTTACAATTTCCACAACACAGTTTTTCGTTATCGTCCATCCTTGAAGTCCTCCATTTCTTTTACACTCATTCCAACAATTCCTGCCGAACCATCCGAATCCGTATTTTTGAAATGCTCTCCGTTCTGCGGAAACATGAAACGGAACATTGCGTAATTTGCTACGTCGCAAAGATATTCTGTGTTTCCAGTTTCTTCAAACTTCGCAAGACATTTTTTAAGACTTCCAATCGCATCCACATTTCCGGTTGCAAAATTTCTACTTGCCTTGCCATATTTGTAATAACTCTGACATATCAACGCTTTCCGCTTATCGTCAAACGCTTTTGAGTATTCTGTTTTCAACAATTCATTTTCCATTCTCAAAACCCCTTTTTTATTTTTTCGGGAGTATGGGGGACTTAGTAGGCGGTTTTTTAATCCCCCAATAGAGGGGTAGGGGGTAGGCTGCTAGTCCTCTCTTTTGCTCGGTTCGTAAAACTACAATTATACGAACTTTTACGCTTTTCCGTTGTTTATCCGTCTTTTTGTTCGATTTCTATGACCTCTTTTGCCGGATTTGTCAACTTTGGAAGCTCGCTATCGGTCAATGCTCGGTTGTTTTGCTCGTCAACCTGCACCGGTGCGGTCTCTGCCATGCCATAAGCCGCCTTTGCGATAAAGATTAGATTGGAATTTGTGCCGCTTTGGTTGTGTAGTCTGTTTACCGTGAATGATTTGCAAATTTCAAACCATTTTTTAACTGTGCTACCATGTGCGGTGCTAACCCTATACCTACCCATAGCCCAATCAGTAAAGGTATTTCTATCAATACCGACTAAAAAACTAAATGTTTCCAGTGTTGGTAGTACTTTATATTTAGCACATATACGGACGTAAATATTAAATAAATTATCTAATAGCTCTATATCATCATTACTAGGTTTTTGAATATTATCAGCAATATAGAAAATCATAGATACAAAGTTATCTGTTACGCTTTCTGTATCTCCATCTAACTCCGTGTCTATATACTCATCTACCAGCCTATATATGTCGTTCTGGTATACCTCAATACCTATCTCGCTTTTGATACTATTATCTTTCACAACATCACCTCCAAACATTCAAAAATAAAAAACGCCAACACAAGAAAAATAAAAAGTTATCCTCTTGCGTCAGCGTCTGCTGCCGTCTGTGTGCTACTGTTTCCAGTGCAGTATTTATTATCTGCCCTTACTATACACGATATACAATCCTATGTCAATAATAAATTTATAATATTTATTTGTCGAGTTCGAGCCGTTTTTTATAAATCTGGGTACGGCGTCGGGGAATCTGCCCGACTATATATATATACTTATCTTCTCTAACCTTATCTAACCTAATCTTATCTATGTTACATTTTGGAAACAAAACGATAACAAAAACACAAAAAAAAGACGGCTAAAAAGCCGCCCTTTCTCTTTCTGGAATCAAATTATAAACAATACTCAATAAAATACCATTTTCCGCAGACTTCAACCGCTCCCCAATCCGGAATTGGTGTTTTTGTTTCCACCATTTTTTTCACCTC